AGGAGCGTTCACAGGCGAATCCGGCCCGGCGACTTGCGTCAAGCGCTGTCGCCAGTTCGCCCGCATGGCTGTCAGCTTCTGTGCGCAGCTCGGCGAGCAAATCGGTAAGGTTGTCGATTGTCTTGCCTCTTGCGGCAAGGCGGGAACGGAGGGTGGCGCGGTCGGCAAGCAGCTTGGTTTGTTGCTCGCGCAGGCTGACACCCACAGCAACAAGTTCAGCAGCGTGAGCGTCATCACTGATCTTTTGATTGGCTGCATCGGTGCGTACCTGGTCAATGTCTCGTTGGCGTTGCTGTTCGGACTGGCGGGCCTTCTCGCTGGCTTCCTGGGCCTGGGTGGCGATGCTAGCCACGTAATCCGCGTGATCGGTCTGCGCATTGTCCAAGCGGCACGTCTGGATGCCTGCCACAATCACCAGCAGCGCAATGGCGGCGATCAAGTAGCGATTCATTGCGCAGCCATGCACTTGGCGTGGCGCTCAAGCTGGCGAGTCCAGACGCCTGCGCAGCGCTTGTTGCCAGGTGTCGAGCAGTCGAAGCCAGCGGCATAGCGATACTTGAGCAGGTCATGGCAGGCCTGGGCGTAGTTGCCGGCCAGCAGATCGCGGCGCGGGGAGCCCTTTAGCCAGGTTCCGATGCCGTACTGGCCTACGAAGTCCATGTACAGATCGAATTCGTCCTGGTGCAGCTTCACGCTAGGCAGCGATGCAGCGAATTGCTTCTCTGCCTGGCTGTTCAGGTTGCGAGCCAGGACTTCGGCGCGGGCCCGCGTGATGGTGTCGCCCATGCGGACCGGCTGTCCGTCTTCGTAGCGTGTCGAGCCATGGCCCAGGGTCGGTACATCGCCCTTGGTTGGGATCACAGCTACTGGGGTGTAGCCCTCGCTCGCCTGCCAGGTGGCGAAGCCGGCCGCACTCAGGCTAAGCACCGTTACGGCGATGCGCTGGCGCAGTTGGGGATTCATGCCCGCGCCCGCTCTTTCAGGGCTTCCAGGCGTGCAGCGCTTTCGATGGACTCGCGGCGATCCTTGCGGACCTGGAAGAACAGATTGATCAGCAGACCCAGCACTGCGATAGCGACACCAGCCGCGCCGATCCAATTGACCTGGGAGAAGAACCCCACCATGCCAGCAGTCCCGCCGACGATCATGCCCTTGTTGGCCACTGACGCACCCACCACCTCTACGATGCTCTCGGGCGTCGGGTTGGCCATGTTTCTGCTCCTGCCTGGGGCGTCCATACGGGCCTCCAGTAACGAAAAAGCCCCGGCAAATGCCAGGGCTCGGGGGATTGTCCCAGGCAACAAAAAACCCGCACTTGGCGGGTTTCTGGTGACCGGGCGTAACTTTGCAACTTGGGAAAAATGTACCGGAACACTCCTCATTCGGTCAAGCGGAGGTTTTTACCGCGAACTTGGCCGACTCATTTTTGCTGCCCAACACAACTGGAATTCCGAAAAGCTTTTTGCCGGTCGAGGTGTGTTCCAAATTCGCACCGGCGAGATCTTGTAGGCGAGTCCATAAGCCCGTGTCGTGAATGACAATGCTTGAAACCTTGCCTTGATCACTCGTGACACGATTGATTTCATCCAGAATTTCGCCGATTACATCTTCTTGGTCACTCACTGTGCACCTCCTGTTCAAGATCTGGCGATCTTACGCCACGCGCTTGGTAACGTCACCGACGCGCTGGCGTTGGTTCCAGTATTCGCAAATGCGGTCGTTGTACAGGATGTGTCGGCCGGGGTTCTCCTGCGTGTCACTGCCCCACTCGCGGCGGTACGCAGCGCCGTAGGCGTTCATGCGGCGAAACCAGCGGCGCAACTGCTCGGTGCCCATGGCGTTCAAACGGGCATGCAGTGCATCGCGGGCAGAACCGCGGCGGTTTGCATAAGCCTCGGCCCGCAGGTCGGCAACATGTTCGCGGTCGTGCAAATCCCACCGGGAGGCGCCATAAATCTTGCGTTCGGCCATTTTCACGATCACCGCCGCCACAGGCTTCAACGCCTTCGCGTCGAGGGTGTCCACGGTCTTGGCGATGACCGACCAGACGTCAGCCCAATCCCGCGCCCAGTTCTGCGCGCTCACCTTCGTACCATACCAGTCGTGCACGAACTCAATCACCCGGCCCGGACCCCAGGGTTCACGCCCGTTCACGGCGGCTTGGTGGCTGCGTATCGCGGCCAGGGCCATCCAGTGGGCAACCTCCTTGCGCTTGGCGCTGCATTCGCCCAGGTCGGCCGTCAGGACCACCAGGGAATGAGCAACAATCATGTCCTGGCTATTGGCAATCGGGGAGTACAGCGCGTTCCCGAAGTGCTGCAAGGGCTTGGGCAGCGTGCCAATGGCTGATTGCACCAGGCCAGCCGCCAGCATGTGCGCGCACCGCCCGTTACTGTCCCGCATCGAGGGCATGGTTTCCCCGATCACACGGCCCCTCTTGCCCAGCTTGATGCGCTCCTGGGCCGCTGCCAGCACCGAGTCGCGGCTCTCATGAAGCGCTTCCCGCCAGGCTTGTCTCGCGCTGATCAGTCTCATAAATCCCCCTTGCGTATTTTTGCGTAGTGCTGGTGGTTCATTGGCACAACATTTGCCAGTGACGCATGTACAGGTTGATTCCAAGCAGTGCGATGGCGCCGAGGGCCAGGGCTGCGATGGTCAGGTAGTGATTCATGCTTCGTCCTCCAGCAGCGGTACAATTCGCACATGCACACCAGGCGTTTCAGCCCAGCGCCGGCGAAACATGCCGTCGGTTGCTTGCACGTCGTCTTTCCACACAACCCCATTGCAGGCATCGCACACCGCCTTCAAAACATTGTCTGCGTCTGGCTTCTTGCGGCATCCAATCTTCCCGGACAAGGCAAGGGCCCTCCGTTTTTTCGACATGGATTGCGGTGTTGCGTGGAAGATTCTCAGCTCGATCAGCACAGACCCTTCGATCAGGGCGCGGCCTTGCATGACGTCCTGGGCAGCGAGTGCGATAAGCCCTTCGTAAGCCACGGTTTTGGCTGGCGTGTACATGCGGGCGAAGTTGCCGACCTTGCCGATACGGGCGCGGCCCTTGCCTTGCGGCTCACCTGGCACGAAGAACGACACGGGCTTGAGGTTATCCACGGGTAGCCGCTCCGCTCAGATGGTCGGCCACTGCACCAAAGAATCCGCCGGACTCTGTGCGCGCCTGGGTGCAGCCTGGGCAGTGGCAGCCAAGGTTCCAGCTTCCCTTGCCGCGATATTCGTGAACCGGTTCGCCTTCCTGCCAGCCCTTGCAGTTACGGTTCCCGCAGACATCGCACGTCGATTGCTTGTTACGCATGTTCGTCTCTCCGAATCTTGAGCATGTCCAGCAACTGGTACCGGGCCGCTTTGGGGTCTCTTGGGATTTGCAGCTTGTCGACGATGCGCTCCGCTTCCTGGCGGCTGTGTTCCAGCTGCACCTGGTGACGTGGCCGCATGCTGTCGTGGCTCAAACCCTTGGCTATGCGCCCTTCCAGCGGCTGGCCGGTCTGTGCACGGCGCATGACAATGGCGTAGTTGCGTTCGAAGCGTTGGCGCAGCGCCTTGTCGTTGTTCGAACCGGTGTGCAGGTCGTAGGTGCTGGTAGCTTCGGCTGCGATGCGAACTGCAGGATGGCTGTACTTGCCTGAACGGGCTTCGTCCCATGCCTGGGCTTCCGATGGCAGATCGGCCACACGCTTGCACAGGTCTACGAAGTCGCTTGGCGATGGCGGGAACTTGCATTCCTGGACCATGCGGTGCAGGCCACGGTTGATCGCGTCGTCACCGAAGTCCTTGACCACGGTCAGCCACACGCGGCGAGCCATTTGCTCAGCCTTCGCATCGCCGTAGTGTTTCTCGTACCAAGCCGGGAACGCCGTTTTCAGCGTTGCGAACACGCGGCGTACGGCCTGGCGTGCTTCGGTCTCCAGCGGGGTTACGTTCTCAGCTACCGGCTCACCAAGTTGGGTCTGTGAGGATGTCGTGAGCGTTACGCGTGCGGCCTTGAGTAACTCGTCTACCGGTTTCATTGGGTGATCCCCCGTTGGCTTGCTGGGTGCGTGCTTGGCGTTTCAGTTGCTGGGCGAGCGAGTGCTCCCACTGGGCCTGGGTTTTCAGGTCATCAGGTCGGCTGATCCAGTACGAGCGGAATTCGAGAAGCTGGTCGGCTTCGAAGGTTTGGTTTGCCATGCCATTGCGGAACAGGACGGCGGTGAACGTTTTGGGATCTGGCTCCCAGGCGTCGTGAAGCGAGAACTTTTCCTGCGCGGTATGTGTGTGTATTTCTTTTATCTCTTCTCCTCTCTTCTCTTCTATATTCGTTGCGTTCTCGTTCAACGGAATTTCAACGGTCGTTGAACGTGCGTTGCGAACCGCTTCCAAATCTCGCTCGATACGGTCGTGAATCCACTCGTTGTCACGCTCGTTGAAGAATTCCCCCAACGACCGTTCAACGTCCGTCCAACGCTCGTTCGAAAGCCGCGTAATACGGGCTAGACGGGACATAGGGATGGGCTTTCCGGTCTGCCAGTAGTTGAAGATCAGCAACAGGTAGGCGCCGTGCTCCTCAGTGGTCAGGTGCATGGTGTCTGCCAGGTAGTCGGCGACGTACAGCTGCATGTATGGAAGCGCGGCCATGGCTATTCCTCCTGCAACTGATCGACGTTCTGAATCAGTTCCATGTACCGCTTGGCCTGATGCAAAAGGGTTTCAATGTCCCGCTTGTCGAAGCACTGCATGGCCTTCGGCACAACCTTCAAATCGAGCACGGCCAGGATCTGGCAGAACTGCTCAAACTTCTCCGGCTTCATGCGGCTAATGGTTGCTTCATCGCAACCGACTGCAAGCGCTACGGGCGCGTTGCCCACAGATGCAAGGTGCTGCATGAGAACGGAATAGTTCTTGCGGGCCCTTACGGTCTGCTCTTGGCTTAATGGGCTCGTTGGCATGTCAGGCCACCGACTGAGACCGGCTTTCTTGGCCGGCCTTCAGTGCACCATCTGTGAGCTTTTCCAGTTGGTACTGGCGTAACTCGGGGACTTCATCCCCCCACTGCCGCACAGCCTCATAAGTGATCTTGAGGGCCTGCGCCAGCTTGGGGATGGAGCCGTAATAATCAATCGCTGTTTGGCGTTTCATAGGCACCTCCAATGCTGTTACGTCAAATTCAAGCATGCTTGTATTTAATAAGCAAGCATGCTTGACAAGGCACCTTGTAGATTCACCTCCTATGAACATCACTGACCGAATCACAAAGCTCGTCTTGACTCGCAAGCCGGAAACCGGCCCACGCGGGGTCAAGCGGCAAATTTCGAATACCTGCAAGATCAGCTATGAAGCTGTACGGCAGTGGTTTGCTGGCGACACC